ATCCACCTTGATAGGTTGACTCCACACTCCTGTTTCACTATCCAGGTTCCATACTATACCGTTACGGATGGTTGCTCTGTGAGTCCATTCCCAAGGTTTAATACGCAGCCAAGTAGGATCAGCTGTGATAACTCCAGATCCGTCAGGAGTAATAGTCTTACCTCTGATAGTATTGAATGACCACCCCATAACTTGAAACTCACGACACGCCTGCTTGAGGTAGAACTTGTTGAGAATGACCTCATCAACTTCAAGTCTCTCGCGTGTCTTAGAGATGTCCGCCTGTTCTATGGCGATAGACTCACGGTCTACATCTAGGATAACATCCCTATACCGAGTAACTGCTCTGGCAATGATGTGCTCTCTAGCAGAGTCTGGAAGATCTTCAAAAGGTAAGAACTTTACGACATCCAAGGTTGATGTAGGAACGGTAAACGTTCTTGCAGCTCGGTCATATATCTTACCATCACGATAAACGTGATCGTTACCTAAGGCGGATCTACTGGTCTGCACCCTAAGAACATCTGTACCAAGAACTATCTGTCCTGATATGTCAGCTGTATACACAACATCATAGTCAGTGTTAAACCACCAACCTTCTGATTGAACCTCTCGATTCACGTTATGTAATGTCTGTCTAGCTAAGTCAAGATTAGCATATACAGCAGACAGTGAATTGACTGGAGCATCACCTACGGCTGCTAAGATAGCGTTGACTGCTTCTAATTCTGTGACTGGTGTATGTGCTATTGTTGCCATATTAATTAGTCCGAGTAAAAAAAAGCTGACTCATTGAGAGCCAGCTTGAGGTTTCCTTAGGAGGATAAAATGAAATTAGAGAACTGTGGTTGCGAATAGTCTAGCCAGTACAGCAGATAATCCAGGACATTCACTTGGATCAATGGTAACTAATACACCATTTGGCAGGGTTGCTCTAAAAGTGTTGTCACTCATTTTAGCGAATTGTACGGTTTGAATTGTTGCTAAGGCTTGAGTTAAGCCTCTCAGTTGGAATTGTGTTACTACGGTAGCCATTGTGGTATCCTATGCAAACTAACCCTACGATCACGGTAAACGCAAACGTAGGGTTATGATTAATTACTAAGCGGTCTTCAACTCAACAGCGCAATCTGCACGTAACACGCCGTGACCTAAAGCGTACTCGCTAGTAACCAGCGTACCTTTGTAACGCATTTGGTATTCCATTTCTGAATGGAGATCCATCAAGCGTACAGTACCTACTGCTTCAGGAGTCATGATGAGACCTACAGTAGTCGAGAAGTTACCTTGATAAGCAGCTGGAGTTACATAGCCATTGATAGGAGTGGCAGTAATGTTAGTGTTAGGCAAGTTGTTAGTCTTAACAATCTCAATACCAGAGATTCTCAAGATTTTACCGTCAGAGTAAGAACCAGCACCACCAATGTCTTGTTGTAAGACTACAGTGTTCTGTGCTAAGATGTAGTATTGAGCAGGTCTTAAGAAGATCGCACGAGACATCTCAGGGATGAACTTCTCATCCAAGGTTTGAGCAGCAGCCCAAATACCTTGAGCTAACACAGCAGAGTCTGTACTATAGGCAGCGTTAGTTAAGACAGTACCACCGGCTTCACCTGTAACAGCAGCAGTTGAACGTGCAGCTAAGATACCTACAGCAGCTACGTTCTTGTCCATAGCAGATGCTAAGGCATAACCAGCTTTCTGAGTAAAGGGTGCGCGATAGTCATAATGAGACATCGCTTCGTCAATCTTAGGGAAGAATACATCAGCTACCAACAGGTCGTCGATAGAGATAATTCTTTCGTTCACGTTACCTGTTTGACCGACCAACTCAGCACCAGGAGTGTGGTACTTAGCGAATACTCGACCAGTCATAGGAAATGAACTGGATTTACCTGATGCAATAGTACGCACCATGTGACGGCTTTCGTTGAATACTAAACCATCCTCAAATGCAGCCAGGACTTCACCCGACCATTGTTTTAGAAATAATGCTTTGGCATCGCCAGCAGCGTTGACTTGACCACCACGTAAGGCGGTTGCTTGAAAATCAGCCATTGTAATTCTCTTAGTTTATTGTGAATATTAGGGTTGGTGTATCACCAGCTCTACATCCCATTCATGGTGTCCAGGTTGACCTCCCCTCAGGGAATCTTAGTGGGCATAAACTAATGTCTTGCGGTATACGGGGAGGACACATTAGCGTGTCCTAGGAGTGAATCCTATAAGAAGCTGTTAGCCAGCTTTGCCCGAACAGAGTCTCTGTATGCAGGGTCTTTAGCGTATCTTGGATCTTTCATTGCAGCTACCATCTCTGCTTTACTAGCAAAGGCACTAGCTACTGGAGCTGTCCCACCGGCTATTAGTGAGCCTGGAGCAGAACCATTCGCAGAAATATACTGACCTTGGAGTGCTTTCATTGCGAGAGCGCGAGTCTTAGGGTCAGCTACAGCTGCATTATATTCAGCAATCTCAGCATCAGACATGTTATTAGCTGCCCATGCTGTGATCGTTTGGTACTTATCTTTACCACCTACAGTAGCCATAGCGGAATCTAGCTGTGACTGTGCGGTAGCTTGTTGTCCAGCGATATACGCTGAGACCATCTCTTTGCTGATGCCTTGTGCAGCCAGAGCTGAATAAGCTGAATCAGAGAGTGTATTATTAGCGGCAAACTCTTTGTTAGCCAGCTCCATAACTTGCTGAGCAGATAACCCTGGGACATACGCAGGGTTAGCAGGGTCAAATGCTTCTGGAATGGCTAAGGCAGGTTCAGTCGGAGGTTCTACAGACTGTGAAGTAGGTGGCAGCGTAGATTCAGCTGGTTTACCTAGTTTAGATTCCAGAGCTTTGTATGCAGCTACTAGATCATCCTGAGTTTTAAACTTACCTGCAATCAAACTAGCCTCAACAGGATCTGCTACAGGAGCGTTATAGTCCACTGGAGGTTGTGCTTCAGGAGCGTTAGGGATCGTGAAGATCTCAGTCATATTAATTATCCTGTCTAATGTGAACTGAACCGCCTACTACAACTTCATAGGTAGCCCCTACAGTAGTTACTTCTGGAGTTACTTGACGGGATTCCAGAGAGAAGCTCGAGTCTCCTGAGGTCTCAATTATAGGCGTTTCTTCTGGAGCACCTTCGAATTTTTTATTGGTCTTAGCCATTTGGTTGTCCTGTAGGTAATTCAATGTTAGGAGTCAAGTTACTTGCTAGGTTAGGAGCAGCAGCTTGAGCAGCTTGCATCATCATCATTTGTTGTTCAGCTTGTTGAACCTCTGCCTCTGACCTCACTGGAGAATCTATACCAATACTCGCAGCTACCATAGACATATAAGCGTCTATCTTGAGATACTTGGAGATTACATCTGCACCTAGAGGTGCTAGGTTCTGTAGGAATAGGTTTAGCTTGTTGAGGTCTTGCCCTCTACCAAGAGCTTCTAGTCCAGTAGTTATACTAGGCTTAACAGCTTCATCTGGTAGTGGAGGTAACTGACCACTCTTGGTCAATCTATCAATTACGATATTTACTAGAGGGACTTGGAACGCCTGGGTTAGTGTGCTATACACACCTCCTAAAGCTGTCTCCAGTTCACCTGCCATGTATCGTATTTCTTCGGCAGTAACACGTTCAGCTGATCTTTGTACAGCAGAGTTGAGCAGAAACGCATACGATAAGCTATCTTTGAGAGACTCCAGCTCACGCTGAACCACTGAGAAGTCGGCGTGTTTATTGGATTGCAGAGCTTGTACATCTTCTACTTTTCCATAGATGGTATCGCCGTTCTCAGCTGAGTCTACATCTTCAGGTTTGGTAGATCCATTTGGATTACACAAGAAGATCATCCTAGCTAAGATAGCTCCCCCCTGTACTAATGCTTTACGTAATTCTTCGTAGGACTTGAGGTCACCAAAGAGTTCCTCCACATGTCCACGCCCATAGTCTTGACCTGGGAGCCCTGTCATCATCAGTGGAATAAATGGCATGGTCTTGTCAGTATATGTACCCATACTATCTGGCACAGCTACATCATTGATCTCTTGCCATACACGCCACCGTTTAGCATCAATACGTTGTACACGAGTGTATACATCTACATTGTCTTTACTGGTGTTTCCTGAGCTGTTATCTGGCTGGTAGCGATTCTCTAAGCATCCGCAGAGTTCCAGAGTTTCATCTGGTATCAAAGTCTTATTGACACTCTCAACAAACACGATGTCTATAGCCTCACCTGTAGGTGACCTGACTACAACATACTTATCAAGTAGGATACATCTCATACGGAGACTGGTAGTCTGGGATAGATCTACTAGGACATTACCCGCTACTACTAACTGTTGGAACATCTCATTAGCAGCTACCCGAATATTACTATTCTCCAGCTCCAGCATAACTCGACGCTCAATCTTAGAGAGTGCCTCCTCGATCTTAGGCTTGACGTTCTTATCCTTGAAGAGTTTCTCTATGTCTGCATCAGAGATTCTCATCCTGAAAAAGCTAGCATTAGGAGGTAGTATAGCCATGATTAGCTTGCTAGCTAGGTTCTTAACACCCCGTGCTCCTAAGCTCTGGTATGGCATCTCTAAGCTGGTAGTCCCGTTACTCCCGTTTGGTAGGACTAAGCTAGGTATAGAAAGAGCAGCAGCCTTACGCGCCCTTGTTAAGAACGGTTCTCTAGCTCCTACCAGTTGTTCATATCTTTCTTTGTTGGTCATCATTTGCGTATCGCCAATCCAGAGCCAGCTTGTAACTCATTAGGCATCCTACTGATTTGCAGCTGCTTGAGTCCTACATCTGGTAGTGTATCATTCAGCTTAGTATCAGTTGTCTGCTTCTTAGTAATCATGTACTCAGGAGGAGGCGGCTCATCTGGTGGTTCTGGAGGTGGTACGTAGGGTGCTGGACTTCCAAAGCACATGGCTAGCTCCTGGGTTGGTTGGTTTCTTTTCGGTGAATTTCTAATAGAGTGTCTATCAGTTCCCTCTTACCAGCGTATGCTGCTATGTCCCAAGCTGAGTCAGCTCTTTTTGGGCATCTGTGGGGGTACTGCCTGTCCAACTGTTCTATTAAGTCTACCGATAATTGAGGAATTGAATTAGAAACTATCATCTAGTATTCTCTTATTGGAACCATTATTAGGGATTATGCGGTATGCAGACTACTACAGTTTATACATCTGTACTGTCTACATACCGATACTATCAGACCAATCTGTACGAGATCGGGTTAGGCACAATCTTATGGGACTTCTGGAGATCTCTTAAGATAGCGTTGACCTCATTGACTGAGCGGTGAGTAGCGGAGACAATAGTATATACATTTAGGTTCTTAGTCTTTAGGTTATCCAAGATGAATTTCTTTACTTCTTGGTCTGTCATTTGTTCAGCTACTTGCATATTGTTTTTCCAAGATTAGTTGACAGTAGTGGATAGCTTTCCGAATATCTTCAGCTTTATTTTTTGCCTTGTGTCTGGTAACATACTTGATTACATTTGATTGTAAGAAGTCCATGTCATTAGCCAAGCAATAGTCAATGGGTTGGATAGGTAGCTGGTAATGAGAGCCTCCAACTTGAGAAGCACTAGCAGAGTTCTGTAAGACCTGCTCCTGCTTGATAGGCTCAGGAGGCTTGACGTAACTCTTAGGTGCTACTCCAAGTTTTGCTAGGTTATCCCAGTCAGATGAACTGGCGTGGTCGACACTACTAGGTTCTGATTTGATTTCATTACTTCCTAGATGTAGCATCAGTTGTGCCATATCAAATAATGAAACCACTGGATCAAATGTATACTCTTTTATATATCCGAGTAGTTTAGCAGGGGTATTAACATTTTTCTTACGCCATGTATCGCTTGGGGCTTCTCTTACTGGTTTATTCCTGTATACCCATACAGCTCCATCAGGATCTATAGCTAACCAGTTATACGTACGGTATTCAACTGTAAACTCATTTCCATATAATATTATATTTACGGTTTCCATAGGATTACCTCTTTAGTGTGATACTTATAATCTGTATGTTGACAGATCCTAGCTACTCTAGCTTGTACTAGAGCATCCTCTTCTGTCAGACCTCGGTATGCGTACTCCTGAACTACAGAGTGCCACATGAACTCCATAGGGCAGTCAAGT